CCCACTTACATGCAAAACGGCCAAGAGATGGGGGCCTTCACCTTCAACGGTGCGGTGACTTACCGGCCCATCTCCTTCGCCGGCGGCGGCTACACCGGCGACGCCCCACGCAGCGGCGGCCTCGATGGCCGCGGCGGCTTCATGGCGCTGCTCCATCCCAGGGAGACCGTGATCGATCACGCGCGGACCGGGGCCGGCGGGGGCGTGCCCAACATCACGATCCGCACCGGCGAAGTGCTGCAAATGCCCGACGGCTCGCAATGGGTTTCCATGGCCGACCTCGAGCAGGCCATGGCTGCCACGGCGGCCGGGATCATGGGCCAGCTGCGCAGCCCGGCTGGGCGCGTCGCCGTGGGTGGCGCCTGATGGCAGTAGCACGCGGGCAGGCGGCTTTTGTGCAGCTGGCCGATGAGGGCGGCGTGGTGATTGCGCGCTGGCAGTCGTTCTGGGTCGATGCCACGGTGACCTGGGAGAGCCAGGCGTGGGACTACCAGCAGATGGATTGGGCTGGCATCACCAGCGGCCAGACCACGGGCGAACAGGCCAGCCTGACCCTGCCGCGGCTGCCATCGATTCAGGCCCTGATGAAACGCGCGCTCTACGGCCCCTGGATTGCCACTCTGCGGGTCTACCAGTTCGACGAAGCCGCCGACGCCGGAGCCCCCCAGGCCGGGCAGGTGCTGGTCGGCTCCACGGTCGGGCAGGTGATCAGCGCCAGCGCCACGGTCACCAGCATCACCCTGAAACTGGGCTCTGCGCTCAGCCCGGTCGGTGCGCAGTTCCCGCCGCGCACGGCTACGTCGTCACTAATCGGGGTGCCCTGCGTCCTCTGATGACTTCCGCTCTTCGCTATGCGCTGCTGAACTTCAACCCGGACGGCAGTCGCCGCCCGGCGCAGGGGCTGGACACGCGCAGCAGGGCCCAGGTCTACGGCATCTTCCCGGCATCCAGAGAAGCCCAGGCCGGCCGCCTTCCACCACCGGCGCAGGCTGCAGCGGCCCGGGCCGACTCGCCGCTGAACAGCCCGCAGCAGACTATGGCAATCGGTGAGCCGATCCCCGTCGTGTTTGCCCGGCGGCGCAACGGTGCCGGTGGTGTGCTGGTGTTCCCCCGGGCCACCGAAGCCGCCTTCAGCAACACCAGCAGCACGGTGACAGCTCGCTACCACTGCGTGCTGGGCGAAGGCCCGATGGGGTCGGTTCAGGTGCGCGATGTGCGCAACGGGGCTTGCCGTGTCGGCACCTTCTCGCAGAACTACAACACCAGGGCCGGCAGCTGGAGCCCCGGCAACACGGCCACCAGCCAAAGCACCTACACCGTGCCGACGTTCCCGCAGGGTTGCGGCGGCGGTGGCGATTACAGCGGCCTGAGCACCATCGAGTTTTCGGCCACCACGCCCGGCGGCACCGATGACTGGCGGATCGGCTGGAATGTGTTCGTGCGCGATGGGCTGCAGCTCACCCGGCTGCTCGACTCCACCAGCGGCGCCAGCGACAACATCACCGATCTGCTGCTGTGGGCCCTCCATCGCAGCGACCGGGTGCCGGCAGCGTTGATCGACACCGCCAGCCTGCTCACCGCTGCCCGGTTTTGTGATGTGAATGGGTTGCTCTGCAATGGAGAGTTCAAGGACTCCGCCAACCTCGGCGATTGGCTGATCCGGCTGCTGCCTTACTTTCTGCTCCGTGAGACAAAGGTGGGCGGCCGGTTCGGACTGCGCCCCCTGGTGCCGTTCGACTCCGCTACCGGGGCGATCAACTCCAGCGCCATCACGCCGGACTGGGTGCTGGGGGAAGACGTGATCGTGCCCGGCAGCTTCACGCAGGACTGGAGCGACGCTGGCACCCGCCTGGCGCCGGTGCTCACGATGATCTGGCGCCAGCAGGCCACCGAAACGGACATGCCGCTGAATCGCACCCTGCAGGTGGGCCTGGCCCGCTCAGAGTCCGGCCCGTTCGAACAGCACGACCTGAGCCAGTTCGCCGCCACCGAGCTCCACGCCGCCCGGGTCGGCGCCTACTTGCACGGCCGGCGCTACCTGAGCACGCACACCGCAGCGGTCCAGCTGCGGCCCGGCACCCAGTCGGGCCTGATCATCGAGGGCGATGTGGTGCAGGTGCGGCTGAACCTGATTACCGGCCGCGAACCTGATGCGCTGCTGTCTGAGTGGTACGTCGTCGAGGCGGTGGGCCAGGCGCGTGATGGGACCGAGAGCCTGCAGCTGTCGCACTTTCCCGTTGATGCCGGCGGCCGCAGCCTGCTGGCCCTGCTGGTGGCCAATGCCACCGCCCCCGGCGCGCTGTTGCCGCCCCCGGCGCTGGGCTCCTGCGATGTGGCCGGCCGCAGCACAGACACCAGCGTGCCCGCCTCGAGCACCAGCGGCAGACCGTTCAGCAGCGGCGGCAGCGGCATCACCGACGGCAGCGGCGGCAGCATCCCCGGCGGTGGCTTCGATCGCTCCACGGTGCCGGACTACGGGCGCGACGAGCGGAACGCGCCAACCAGTACCAGCGGGACGCCTGCGGCCGGCGGCGGGCTGGCTGGCGACCCGCCGGATGTGCCGGTCAATGGCAGTGTTCCGCAGGCTTACCTGAACCAGGTCAACAGCAAAATCAGCGCAGCCGGACCAGGCGGAACCGTGACCTTTACCCCGGTGCCTAACGGCTGGCAATCGGCTCAGGTCGTCTTCCGCGTCACTGGCGGCGGATTCTCCTACTCCAGCGGCGGTGGCGGCGGTGGCGCAGTTGGTGACGCGGATCTTACCTTCACTCGCAATTACACAACTGTTTCAGTTCCGTATGTGCAACTGTGCGGCGGCTTTGTTTACGCTGGATCAGTTTCCGGTCAGGCGGCGCAAGTTGTTATCGCCGCATCACTGAAATCAACTCAAACCAGCGCCACCAGCGACGCGCCTGTGGGCTTCGGGTTTGATCAATCTGCGGCGACTGGTTTTTCTGCTTACGCCTGGATACAAGCCGCTCACACCTTCACCGCCGGCCCCACACCGCAGTTCATCCAGATCGTTTCCTGGACCCGCACCAGCTGATGGCCGACTTCCCCGCCCTGGTCCCTGCCTCCCGGCCGATGACGCCCGGCGTCTGGGGCGGCACGTCGGTGCCAGCGCTCAGCGGTGGGGTCAGCACCGTGCGGCAGGGCAGCGCCGAGATCGGCCGGCGGCTGTCGCTCACATTCCCAGCGATCACCGAGGCCCAGTTCCTGCAGCTGCTGAGCCACTACCGAGGCCAGCGCAGCGGCTTCGATTCGTTTGCCTTCACCACCACCACCATCCCATCGAGCTACACGCCAGCGGGCCACCAATGGCTCTACGCCGGCCCGCCGCAGGTGGTGGACCAGCACGCTGATGTGTTTGACGTGGCCTGCGAGTTCCGCAGCGAGCCGCGCGCCGTGGTCCGGGTGGGCGGCGCCGACCTGGGCGCAGCCGTTACCCTGACCGCCGGGGCGGCGGTGGGGCTGGCGGCCGGTGGTGCATCCCTGAGCGCCAGCGCATCCCTGAGCCCTGGTGCGGCCAGCGCTTTCAATGCTGACCCCAACTTCTCGTCGGTGGTGCTGCTGTGCGGATTCAACGGCAGCAACGGCTCGACAACGTTTGTCGATGAAGGCCCGCTGGGGCTGACGCTGACAGCCAAGGGCAACGCGCAGATTTCAACGTCGCAATCAGTCTTTGGCGGCAGCTCGCTGAACATCGCGGGCAACGGAGCGGTGGGGCTGCCGAGCAATTCCGCCCTGGTGCTCTCTGGCGATTTCACGCTGGACGCCCGATGCAGGTTCAACCAATCGAAGAAGGACATGATCCTCGGCAGCCGCTCTGGCACCAATTTCCAACTGGCCAGGGAGAGCGGAACGCAGCTGAGCATGTACAACGGCAGCTCCCAGACGGCATCGTTCACCAGCAGCACCAACACCTGGTACGCGCTGCGCTGGGCGCGAAGCGGGTCCACGGTCTATTTCTTCGCTGATGGCACACTGCTCAGCACGGCAACGCTATCGGGGTCGTTTGACTTCTCCGGCGGCGATGTTGGCTGGCTGTTTGGTAACGACTCGCTGAATGGCTTCATTGATGAACTGAGGCTCACGACGGTTTGCCGCTCGACCGCTTCCTACACCGTGGACAGCGCACCATTCCCGCGGCTGTAGCCATCCCTAGCCTGTCTCAGGATCCCGAGCCTGAGCCGTGGCGAGCGTCATCTACAGCAGCTTCCTGCGCGACCTGGCCACCGGCGCGGTCGATGCCGACACGGACACTTTTAAGGCCCTGCTCACCACCAGCAGCTACACCGAGAACAAGAGCGGCCACAGCAAGCGATCCAGCGTCACCAACGAGGTCAGCGGCACGGGTTACACCGCCGGCGGCGTGGCCTGCACCGTGACCGTCTCAGCGGTCGATACCACCAACCACCGCTTCACGATCACCCTGGGCGCGGTGAGCTGGGCCAGCTCCACGATCACCGCGCGCAAGCTGGTGGTCTACAAGGCCCGCGGCGGCGCGTCGTCAGCTGAT